GTGTAGTGTACAGGTGCACAACTCAAAAGTCTTGTTTGACAATTAGCAACCTTGCTCTGTGGCAGGGTCTCAGCTTTAAGAGCGCCTCTGTATATCACGTTGGTGTGCCCCTGCATGTAAAGCTCAGCAAGCTCATCCACATCATTAAATATCTTCTTTGCATCTGGGCTCTCCAGAGTATAAACTGTTTCACCAAATGCTTTACGTTTATCATGTAAAGATAAACAGTAAGGGTAACCTGGTGATGTACCCCTGTTTATGGGCTGCACATATTTGTGTTCATTACCCATAACGATTTCCTCATTAGTGAGTTTCCTCAACTTATCAGTATCTATGAACATGAAAATGCGATTGACTGTAAACCGCGCAACCAGATCATAATGCTCTGGGATGTTGTCAGCAAAATCAACATTGGTTGCTTCTATTGCTTTAACCATAGGGTCAACCAAATTTCCATCAACATAGCGTGGTCTCAAAGCTGCAACTGCATTTGAACTCTTCTCAATCGCACCAGAGTACACAGTCTTAACAATACCAGGATCTCCAGAATTGAAAACGGGCGTGGCCTCACCCACAAATGTTATAGAACCTTGAGCACTAATATAAGGCTCAAAATCATCTAAAAACATGGGTGTGTAATAGGCTGAGACATCTGAACCACCACTATGAATGCCCAGGATCCTCTTCTGATTTGAAGCGTTTGAGCGTATTACCAATGACCCACAATCACCATTCTCTGTGAGAGCATCATACTTGACAAGAAACACATTCATACCACCCATAGCATTGGAATAGTGTTTCTTAACTTCACCACCCTCTGAGTAGTGTAACGTGCCTCTATCACCTTTAAGCAACAATACATGTCCTCTTTCAATACGTGTCCTTTTACGCATGTGAGGCCGCAAATCGCGTACATTTTGTAAGCTTACCTTGAGCGTCTCGATTGCAAGATCACGAACACAATCATTTTCTTTAAATGGTCCAACCACAACACCAACATCAAGGTCATAGCGTTGCCCGAGCCACTTAAAGTAAAACTTGATGTTATGGGCACGCATCTGGTCAACAAAGTGATATGAATAAGCAACTGTCCTATGATCTACTAGGACTACTCTACCAATCACCTTCTCCATCCCATTGTAATCACA